GCTCTGCGACATCCCAGTCTCCTTCTAATAGTCTTTTTCGTTCTACTTCTGGTAAGGAAAGCAACATAGCTTCGTATTGACCATCTATAGCAAGATATGGATTGTCTGTCAACCTTGCTGGTATAAATTTTTTTAGAAATAAAGGTTCGCCTTCTTTAGAATGTCCCGCAGGGTACCTTATTGTTTTCTGTGTGTCAAATTCCTTTGCCCAAAATGCATTTCCGGGTGGGGATGGGTCTATATACATCTTCTTTACCCACCAACCTCCTACTCCACCGGGGTTAGCTGTGCACCTCATGTAAAGACCAAGCTTTGGATCGGTGCTTCTAAGTCTAGATCTTAGATAATTCCAAACATATGGAGTAGGATACTGTGTTATTTCGTCTATTCCTATCCAATTGAACGCTTGTCCTTGGTATCTTGTTACGTCTCGGTCATCATCTACGTAAGAAAACCATATTTTAGCCCCTGAAGGGAACTCCCACGTTGATTTTGCCTGTTTAAACACTGCTCCCGGCACCGCTTTTGTGTATAATTGCCTACTTTTGTCTATAAGTTCGGTCAATTCTGGTAAAGTACGTCTTAAAAGTAGTCCTCTGTGGTTAGGATTGCCTACATCTCTTAAAACATCAGCAAGAAGTGCGTATGATTTACCTCCACCTGCTGCTCCACCGTACAATACGTCTCTTTCTGGACTTTCTAAGAACTCAGCCTGTGGTCCATCGTTAGATTTAAACACAACTTCGTTCTCAGCAACGTGATTTCTTACTTTTTCTGGTAACGCTAGTAGTTCTTCTTCGGATATTGGCTCTTTTCCGTCACCTGAAAGAGCTGCATCTATTTTACTAAGGCTTTCTTGTAGTTTATTTGCCCTGTATCGTGCATTTATAGCACGTTTTGAATCTTTTTTTGCTTTTGCTTTAGCGTTGGATAGCTTTGTTGATACGGCTTTACGTATCTTCTTCCTATCCAGTTTGGCTTCCGTTGCCATCTAAGTATATTCCTAACTTACTACGTTTTTTTAAACCTTCGTCAGATATATATCTATCTGTTTTTGCTAATAGCCACTGACTTGCTTTTCTCCACCCGCAAGACTTAGCATATGTTAATGCCTGATCCAGTGCTTGTAGCTCTTCTGGTATAGGGGATAGATGTTTTTCATCCTGTGTATCTAACACATACCCAAACGGTATAGTGCTAGTCTTTCTTCTTATTTTACCATCGGCTAGTTTCACGAAATAAATCTCCTTGTTCTGGTGGTGTATCTTTAGTTTCATTTAGTTCATCAATTGCATCTATTTTATCTTGGTTAGAAGCAATCTCACCTATCCACTTATCCATTTCTGCTGTAAGATCAGAATGTTCTCCAATACCCACAGCAGAATGTAATAACACATCAAGATTAGCTTTAGCTATATCTATATTAGCTTCATACTTTTTTCTTAATGCAAGTAATCTCATAGATTAACCTTTCTTTTCACCTACAAAGAAACCAATAGCACCTGCTGCACCACAACAAACCATTACTACGCTCTGCCACAGATCACTTGGTACCATTATACCTAACATAGCAAATACACCACTAAGTGCTGCATAAGATGAAGGCTCTTTTAATCTATTCATTAGTTCAACCATTATTATCTTCTCCTTGTTTATCAGTCATACATGCACAGGGATTATCCTCTGTACACGTACAATTTTCGCAGTTGCAATTTTCACCATTACAACATTTTTTATCATCCTCTGCCATTATTGACCTGCTAAAGGATTATCTAATGCTCTTTGTAACATTGTACGTAACCTATCTTCTAGTTCTTTAAGTTTTGTGTCAAGTGCTTCTGCTCTACGGGTTGCATCTGATTCAATTGCAGTTCTTTTGCCGTCAAATCTGTCAGATGCATGGTCAATCAGATCTCTCATATCTTTTTCTATATTTCTAAGTTCTAATCTTACTTCTTGCCCTAGTGCTCTAGATCTTTTTTCTATAGCAGCAATTTGATCGTGGGCATCGTGTATATCTGTTCTTAGATCTGTACGAATTGTTCTTGCATCATCTTGTGCTGCACCAACTAATTCTTTTACAGTAGACATCTCTGTCTCTATGTTAGTTTTTACTGAATCTAATTCAGATTCTACTACTGTTTCTATACCAGCAAGTTTTTCTTCTAGTACATCAAGTTTTATAGTAAAACCAGTAAGATCAGGAGCAACGTATCCAGCAATTTTTTCCTCCATTGCTACCCAACGAGCATAACCCTCAAAACCAGCCCATATGCCACCTCCGAGAGTTCCAAGTAATGGTAGTATTAATAGGAGTTTGCCACCCCTAATTTTAATTCCTTTATATTCTACCTCATTACTCATACTGTTGTCCAATCATTTTTTCTATTTGTAGATTTGATCGTACACTAATATAATTTCCTAACGGATCAGGTAAAATTGCATCAGTATAAATTTCTTCTGGTGCATACCATATTGGTTGTGGCTGCACCACCTGAGATTGATACGTTGTTATATTTGGTCCTAGTGCATTTACAAGAGCTAAAGTAGTAACTTGTGATACAGGGTCATAACTGTTAGGTAACCCTTCTATTATCTGTTTTGCCTTTTCTTGTTTTTGTTCTTGCTCTTTTGTTGGTTTGTTCTCTGCTACTTCTTTAGGTTCTTCTTTGGCCTCTTCTTCAACCACTTGCTTTTCTTCTTTTGGTTCTTCTTTAACCTCTTGTTTCTCTTCTTGTGCTTCTTCCTGTACTACTTCTTTTTCCTGCGGTTCCTCATTAACTTCTTTAGCTTCCACTGTATTGCTAGTAGTTGTTTTTTCTTCTGCTTCAACTTCATTCTTAGGCTCTTCTTTAATCTCAGGAGTCTCCATCTCAGTGTTAGCAACTTCTACGGTCTCCTCTATATTTTCTTGTGCAGGCTCTTCTACAATTGGTTGTGCTTCTATCTTCGGCTGTTCCAATACTTCTACAGGTTCTTGCACATCATCTACAGTAACTTCTAACTCCTGTATTTCTGCTACCATGGTTTCTACTTCTACCATTACTTCTTGCATGGACATTTCCCCCATATCCATATCCTGAAACATACCCTCAGAGACACCAATACTTACTGTTTCAGGCATACCCGGTTCAAAATCATCTGTCATAGACATATCTGGCATATCTAAATCAATCATCACCACATCGTCTATGTTTATTTCCTCAAAACTATCTTCGTTTGGTATTGTTACACTTGTATAACTATCTACAATAGTTTGTGTTATTTGTTCCTGAGCTTGCAATGGTTGTAATACTTCTACCCATGTTTCTACAGTTGTAGTTATTACATTATAATTAACTGTGTAGGCTACATTATCAAAAAAGTAATTCTTAGCTCCGCCTACCCTTATAAATACTCTATCTAAATCTCCAGCAAAGTCATGTAAACCTGAATACGTTGTTGGAGTTTGGTTATTTTCTAAGGTTATTGCTCCTGTATCCCACTGGAGTATGTTATCATTATAACCTTTTGTTTGAAAGTACCCTGTTGTGTTTGCTTGTGAATGGTACATTTGTAGTTCCCATTCCAGTGTACCTCCGTCAGATATGTGAAACTCACTTATATCTACATACTGATCAAATGTTGTTAGAGAATTTGATGTGCCCTTACCACATCTTCCGGTTCCGAAGTAGTTGTCGCAGTTTGGCATACTTGCGGGGCCAAGTCCTCCCCAGTCATAGTCCATATCTCCGTGTTTGGTGTTGCCCACAATACCCGTGTCTGCGTGGAGGATGTCTTCTGTGGTTTTGTTTTCCACCGTTGTAGTCGTTTGCGTAACTTCTCTAACATCACCTTTTTCTTCTATCTCCTGTACAACAGTGTCGCCTTCTTCTAATATCTGTGCCTGACTATATGAAGAGTAATATAAGAAGAACAGAGAAGATACCAAGAGCACCTTCATCGGTAATAATTTCTTCATTCCTTACATTCTCCTTTACCCATTTATCATAATCGGGTCTCTTCTCAGGATTCTCTGCCCAACCTTTTGCAGCATCTAAACCAATCTTACCGAAGTATGGACAGGGTGTACCTGCCATCTCCATCGCTTGGAATACACGGGAATCTTGGCAGAGCATGGCTACAGCCCCGACCTTCATTCCCATTCTGTATAAAGACCTAGATAATTTAAGTCTTTCACAGTTTAAGTCTCTTATCGCTGTGCCACCAGCTAAACCTAGTATCTGTGTTTGCACCGCTGCACTTGCTGCAAAGCTACAAACATCTTGATTATTTACCACAACCGATGGGGCATTTGCTGTGCCAACCGTTCTGTCTACCGTAGTAGTGCCAGATACTGTGCTACTCGTTGAGGTCACCGTATTTGTCTGGGCCAAAGATTCTCCTTGCCCAAAGCTTATGCAGGCCACCAATAAAATAGCTAACCACCATTTGTGCATTTCTAATCCTCACCGTTGTCTTCCACTATAGGCATTGCCGACTTGCTTGGCATAAGTACAATTCCATGCAGTGCCTTTACATCATGTTCTTGTTTTTCTATTTTACCAAGGCCAACTCTGTCTAATAGCGTTTGTGCAGCCTTTAGTCTGAGTTCTTGCCTAGGGTTTAACCCATCATCGTTCATAGATTCTACCACCCTAGATACAGCAGTAGCCGAATTAACGGCTAGTTCTCTTTTGGATATATCTACAATTTCGTCTGCAAGGGCTTTTACAAGCCAAGTTCTAGAAGAAGGAGAGTATCCCGCTTCCTCACAGGCTGCGGATATATTGCCTTTGTTTACGAAGAGAGCATCAAGAAACTTCTTTTGTTTCTCTGTAACTTCCTTTTTCTTTTCTGATAAAAGTGCTGTACTCACCCGTAAGTCTGTGCCTTTCTCACTCCGCCACCTCTAGCGTACTTCTTAACATACCCACCTTTAGCTTTACCTTCTGGTAAATTTAAATACTTTGTAAACTGTGAACTTGTCATATTATCTATATCTTCATTAGTAAAGCTATTTTTAGTAGCACCATCTTCATTTAATCTTGAAGCTATAGTAGGGGTTTTATCTGTAGGTTTTTCTGGTGGTGTGACCCCAGATTGTTCCATAGCTTTTTGTGTTTTTTTGGTGATTCCTACTGTAATATCAGCCATAGGTTTTTGCCTTTCGTATTCCGCCACCTTTAGCGTACATCTTCTTGTGAACCTTGCCACCACCCATCATTTTCTTTTTCTTTTTGGCTTTGCCACCATAGGCAAACACTCCTCTTCCTTTAAGAATGTCTGCTTGTGTTACTTTGCCATCACCTGTTAAATCGGGAAAGGTTTTGCCACCCCCTGCCATTTTCTTTTTAGTTTTGCCACCATAGGCCATTTTTCCTTGACCAAATGTGCGTTTCCATTTTGCCATAGCACTTAGTATATCATCCTGACTTTTCATATCTTTCATAGACATGCCAAGATCTTGTAATTTACCTTTTATTTCTGCTAGGTCTTTAGCACTACCAGCCATGAGTCCTTTACGTGGTCTATTTTTATCTGCCACCCTCTAGATCTCCGCACACGCATAACAATTAATTTCTAGGCCTACTGCTACTTCTTTCACTTGTGGTTTATTCCATTTAGACATTGGATCACTCCCTTTCTCTCACTTTGTAATTAGGTTGTCTTGGGGGATACGGAGCATAGACGCTCCCTCCGGAGATAGTATATTAATTGTGCTACCCCCCAAGGTTAAAATGATGCAGTACAACCCGTGAACCCCTCGTATGTATAACCTGTTCTTGTGAGGTTGTGAGTGTATTTGCACTACATATGTCTATATATTATACAGCGTATATGCGAGTTGTCAAGTAAAAAGTTACTTAAATGTGCTTTTTTTTATTTTTTACTTGACAGGTCTGAAATACGGTGTATAATGAGGGTACACCCGTTGGGTAATATACCTTGTACCCTGTAGGGCTACCTTAAGGTATGCCGAAGTGATCCATGTGGAATATCCTGTAGAGATAACCCCTCTGGTTGGAACTAAAGGGATGCCCAAAAAAATCTGGTAGGGTGCCTAAAAAATACACAAAATTGTGCGTGATTGCATATAGTGTATAGGGGGTACCCGGGTGACCCTTACGTACCCGCAAACCATTGATTTTTATAAATTTTCCTTATTAAGAATACCCACTCCGCAACTTTGCAAGATATTCTGCAATGAATACAAGCAAGGGATTAAGAAGGTTATGCACCATGTAAGAGGTTAAAGGTTTCTATTGACATTTTTTCTGGTTGGTAGTGTCCCAAGGTAACATTGTAGAGTATAAAAGCGTATCTTATCACTACACATAAAAAAAGCCCTAGCGGTAAAACTAAGGCTCTTTCTCTTTGGGGGTAAGGGGTATTTAATACGTTGTAATAAGGTTGCCTGCCTTTCCTGCCATATTTATCAAAGGTTTTAAACAATTATCTTTTAAAGGTGTACTGTTTAAATCTACCAACGCATACTCTCCAGACTTTACCTTTTGTTTAATCTCTTTGTTAGGTACTCCTAGGAATCTTGCGAGGTATTTAGAAGTTGTAGGGGAATAGTCCCAGAAGTTTACGTCTAGTTCAACGGTATCACTTGAATTAATGCGCCTTGCAATCATGCTTTCGTATGACTGAAAGTATGCATCAGAATTTGTTAAAGTTATTACAAATTGGTCTTTCACTTTGTTACCATGGTTGCTTATCATATTAGAAACGTACATGTTTTTTTCCTTTTGTTAATTAAAATATATCTT